CGGGTCAGATAGTTGAGAAGTACCTCCATAACTACCAGTAGGTACGTTAGAGTTGTCTAGTTCTAATTTAGATAGAGTGAAGTTGAAAAACGTAATAGTATCTTCCTCTGTATCAGAAGCAGCAATATTATCTACTACTGTTCCTGCTGAACTAGACTCATTAATTGCAGTTAAAGTTTGATTATTAATAGTTGGGTGAACATTATCTGTTACACTTATTGTTATAGGTAAATTTACTATAGAATCTGTATCTTGACCAGATTCGTAGTGTTCATCTGATGCTGATATAGAAAAACTATAGGAAGAAGTTGATTCAAAATCTAAAGAAGCAGTTGCTTGAGCAATACTTACATAGTTAGAAGATTTTGTTATTGTAAAGTGTCCTCCTGGTACAGAACTTGATCTTATAGTAATAGAATCAGAGTTAGTATCGGTAAAGTATATTTTAGTTACTTCTCCTGTAGATGCATTTTCATTTCTACTAGCTGTAAATGCTGTTATTATTGTACCAGCTGCGGAAGTCTGTCTAAATACAGGTGCTGAGTTAGCAGTTACATCAATAAATAAGTTTTGATTTGTTACAGCATCGAAAGTATCTGTTACTTTTACTGGTATTTGGTGTGCATTTGTTCCGTCTCCTCTATTTGTTGTATTAAATAGTTCAACTATTGATGAAGTAAGTAGCGTTACTACTCCATTTGTAGCTACATTTACAAATCCTGCTGTATATGAGTCTTGAGCTGCAAAAGTTAATGCTTGGCCTTGTATATCATTAGCAGTTAAAGTGTGTATAGTAGATCCTGATGTTAAAAATTCAGCTATATTTACATTAGCGTTAGAAGTAAACTGAGGAGCATCGTTTGGATAAAATACTTTCTCTAAAAAGTCGGATACACTACCAGAAGTACCTGGATTAAACGATGAAGTAAAGAATCCTGGTAAATGTTGTTGAGATATTATTCTATTACCGTTAAAAGTAGTAGAACTAAAGCCAGCTCTAACTCCTGAAGCTGATATAAAGGAATCTGATATAAAAGAAGCAGAATCTGCTATTTCAGCATGTGAAGATGATATTTCTGTTAATATTTCTACTGAAGCTGATATAGCATAGGAAGCAGAAGCTACTGTTATAGTACCATCTGCAAGAGATGATGTATAAGTATTAAAAGTAGTCTCATTTAACTTACCGGTACCTATTGCTTGTCCGTTTAAGTTAATAGATCCACTAACATCTAAGGAACCTGTAAGGTTTCCATAGTTGCCAAGTTGCCCACTTATTTGTTTCCACTTAATTAATGCCATTAGCTAACCAATTTACCAGTTATCATAAATTCATCGTCAGCTTCTAAGTCAAAATTTAAACTATTATTAAAAGTTATAACTACGTTGCTACCATCTTCTGTAATTGAATCAATAGCATCTATTTCTGATGCAATTCCGTTTACAAAAACTGTAAAATCGTCTTTTTCTATAGCAGGGAACCCATCAGGTACAGTTGCGAATGATATGTCCTCAAAAGTAACTACTGGATCTGATACTGTCACAGTTGTGTTATTGCTGGTAAAAGCATTATTTAATGTGGTAAAGGTTTTTTGTTCTGCCGTCATTGCTTCAGCTATGTTTTGTACTGTTAATCTTGTAGCAGATGCTCTATCATAAAATCTTACAGTCCTTGAATTTACTCTCGTACTAGAATATCTGCCCATTTATATGTCATTTATATCTTTTACTACCTCTGTTCCGAATAATACAGCAGCTTTATTAAAGAATTTCATAGATCCTTGTTGTAAAGCATTAATACCGTCAGGAACTAGATGTCCTAAAAGGTTTATATTAAAATTTGTCTTAACTACTCTATCACTTCCCTGTGATAGCTCAGTTGTTGTAGCATAACTATCAATCATTGCTCTAAAATTAAATCTTTCTGGGTCTCCCCAATAAGAATCTGATGCATAATTGATACTTTCTACTAATTTATTCATCTGTTCTATATACTGTGTAAAGATTACGCATGAGTATACTATATTTACATAGTCTGGCATTACAACTCCTTGGTATTCTTTCAGTATAGACCTGTTATTAAGTAAAGAAAATCTATCGTATTGATTTTTCCTACTCCATTTCTTTTCAAACACTCCAAACTGTGTAGGTAAGTTAGCATCCATCTTATTAGCTAACTCTCTGTTCTTCTCTACACTGTCTCTCTTAATCATTATTAACGGTAATTGTATTTTACCATTTCTATCTCTATAAAATCCTTCTTTCTGTACTGCATGCCAACGTTCTGGTGAACCATATAGCACGGGAACATCTTTTTTAGCACCGTTTTGTAGTACAGATGGTTTGATTACATTATTAAAGTAGTAAAATATAGCTCCATCTATGTCTTTTAACCCTAGACTGAATCGTTTAGTTTCATCATCCTTTACAGATCTTTGCAATTCCCTTTTTTTAAGGTCTTGCACAGGCTGTTTGCTACCACTTGCTGGACCTCCTTGAAAAGGACTAATCGAATCTTGTGATATCTGTGATTGAGTCTTTGGTAATGGCTTATTATTTGGCATATTTTCTGTTTATATGCATTTTGTAAGCTCTTTTAAAGCTACTAAACACTTTAAATAATTGTTCTAACTTTTCATCCTGTGGATACTTACGAGTTACCTCTTTAAAGTCTTCGTAAGACTCTTCTATATTTTCAGCAAGTGAAATTAAAGGTGTATATTTAACATCCCAGGTATATTGACCAGTTTCCTTGTTATATCCTGTTTGTTTAGTTTTAAAATCAGGACTATCTTGTTGCCAATCGTGCTCTTTTTCGCTAAGTATGTCTTTTATCTTCATAATAATTAATATTCTTCGTTCTGAGCAAAAGTTATACCAGTTTGCTCTCTTCTGGTCATATGACACTCTAAAATCAATGATACTGATGTACCAAATTGACTTCCATAGTCGGTTAAGTTGTAGCTCTTGTCTCTCCCCATAAATAATTGGTTCTCCTTAACGTTATCTACAATATAATAGTCTTCTTGCCAATTAAGTATATCCCCTACCTCAGGTACTACGCTTACTTCTTCTAAATCACGTCTTAGCAGTGCAAATTGAACATCTCTTTCAAGATCAGGTCCAAATTCATCTACTGCTATCACTTGATCACCTCTAGTTATAAGGCAATTGAGTTTTAACGGTTCTAAAAACGATTTTACTAGTCCTTCACCGTATATATTCACTTCAGTATCCTTTATACTAAACTTATAGTACAGTATCTCCTGTTCTACTATGTCTTTTAGTAGTTCTCTGTTAATACCTACTAATAGGTTAAAGTCTCTGTTAGATCCAAATAGCATTATACTTTCTCTATTGTTTGTTCACCTATTTTAACAAGTTTTACGTTAGGATACTTTGACATTGCTGTGTTTTTTAATGATTCAAAGGCTTCCATAGCGCTTTTTTGTGTAATAAGTTTTATTTTTAATGTTTCTACGTTCTCCATTGTACTATCTGCTACTGTTACTGTAGTAATACCTGGTAAAGCTCTTATTAAGTCAACTATCTGTGTCTTATCACTGCCATCTTCATACATTACTTGTACCATACCTTCATAAGTATTATACTGAACCTCGCTAAGTATCTTCATTAACTTCATTATCCTATATATAGTTTCATTGGCACTCCAGTCACCATTTTAGCATTAGCTTCCATCTCTCTTACTTGTTGTTCCATTTGTTCTACTCTAGAAGTACCCTCTAATAGTGTTCTTAACTGCTCTAATAGAGAAGCTTTCTCTGATCTAGCATCAGCTAGTAAGTCTGCTTGGTTTAAAGTAGCTTCTGAACCTGGAACAGGTACTGTCTGGTATTTACCACGTATATAAGCTAGCATTTCTTTAGCTAAGGCAGCGGCATACCTATATATCCAGTCTCTACCTACTGAATTAATGTCAGTATATACAGGATTATTAAAATTAGCATTAAATATATTAGTTACAGGGTTATCTCCGCAGCAAGCGCTATCACTAGTGTTAATAGTAGCACTAGAATCTGTAGAGGATAATTTATCTGTGTTTTTAAAGTATTCAAATCTTAATTTACCTGCTTTCTTTGGTATAGGTAGTAAAGTTAGTTGGTTATTCATTATTTCAAACGAATAAGCCGATCTTCTTATCTGATCATTAAATTCTATAGCTTGAGTTTTAAGTATATCGTAAGAAGCAGGCATTAATAAGAAATTTACTCCTGGGCTATAAGATCCAAAGTCAAAAGCATCCATTAATGATTGTACTCCTGTACCAGTTCCTGCATAAGGATCAAAGTATCTTACTATAGCCGGTGGTGCTTCGTAGAATATACGTCTTATCTCTATTCCACCTTCTATATTGTTATCTACCGCCCATTGATTAAGGTCATAATTTTGTTGATCAGCTATTAGATCTAGATTACCTGAGTATTTAGTAATATCACCTCCAACTTCTGCTTCAATACCGTATTGTTGACTATATCTTATCTGTTCATTTAAGTTTGGTTTAATAAGATTGTTATTCTGTACTGTAGATTGTTTAGATCCTTGTAAGTTAAGGAAGTTCTGTTTTATTACAGAAGCATATACTTCATTTCCATACGTTGTAATTGCCTCTTCAAAGCAAGCATAGAAAGATCCTGATTGTAATTCAACGTCCATTAAAGGAAATCCTAATTTAGTAGCACAGAAAAATGCTACTTTATCAGCATCAGTTTGAAACTGACTGTCTGAGTCATAGAATCCGAATGGTGTTTGTCCGGCAGCAAATGTACTCGAGCCACCGTAAGTTATTATATTAGCCATAAGTTAAGATGTTGTTATATAATATTCGATTTTAGCTGAACCTGATACTGGTTCTACTAATATATCTCTAATATTATCATAATTAATATTACCTACAGTATAGCTTCCTGTCATCTCATTAGAAGTCAACATATAAGAACCACCTGGTTTTATTTTTTGATGAAAGTTTTCTGTTGAGCTTGATATCTCTAGATTAACACTATATGTGTCGTTTAAGTTACTAATTCTTCCGTAAACTATCGAACCAGTTATAAAAGTTCCTCTATCTATAGCACCGTTATAAGAAAATATTCTAGTTTTAGATCCAGAAGGAGCTAGTAAAGTTCTATGGTCTAAATAATTTACACCAGAATATGTTTTGCTGTAGACATTGTTTTTATTATTATCATCTAGAGTGAGGTTCTCTAAAATCACTACTTGTACATTTGCCATACTATTACGTTTTCTTTTATAAATAGCAATAAAAAAAGAGGGCTTACGCCCCCTCTTCTTAAAAATTCAAAGTTCTTAAGTTAATCTTTCTTGAAGATGTAATATAAGACCATCGCACCTACTAAACCTAGCAAGCCTTCGTTACTCAATCCTCCTAATATGCCCATGATATTATCTACCACAGATACTTCAGGCCAGAATGGTATAGACGCACCCTTAAAGAGTACTTCTAATACAACACCGAGAGCAACAATGCTCATTCCAATTTTCGTAAGTTCGTCGGCCCATTGACCAACTTTTTTAAATAAATCCATATAATTGATTTTAGTTAAACAAAAGGTAACTGTTAACTTGTGAAAGGAATTCCATCTTATATAAATAGGCAAAAAAAAAAGAGGCCCGTTAGGACCTCTCTTTCTTAATATATTCTAAAAAGTAGAATCTTAGATTAGATTGTGATCTGATACAAAGATTTTACCGTAGAATTCTGGTCTGATCATCTTCTTAGCATATCTTGTCATAAGACCTTTTCTTGGTGTAAAAGTCTCTGGGTCATATACTAGAGGAGTCATCATTAATGGTACATATGGTGCATATACAGCTCCTGTTTCTAGGAATTGTGAACCTCTGTATCCCATTAAGATAATGTTCTCAGTCATGTATGGGTTTTTGTATACTTTGAATCTGTTAGCAAAGCTACCAACTCTTTGTACTCCCATGTTAAATTCAGCCTGATCTCCATCAGTTGAAGCAGCATATCCTGGAATAGATTCTAAGATTGTTGCAATGTTTGGAGAACATACAAGGAAGTTTGCACCACCTCTTAATGTTTTTTGGTGAATTTTGTTAGATACCTTTTGGATTTTAGTTCCTAAAGTTTGGAACCATTGTCCTTGAGTATTGTAGAATCCTCCTGATCCAGCAGCAGAAGTAACGAATGCAGATCCGTTCCAGCTTTTGTTAGATTTTGCAGACCATTGGTCAGTAGTGTTAGCGTCTTGGATTAACATATCTAAGATCTCTAAATCGATCTCCATAGAGATATATTCAGATAATAAAGATGTTAATTCAGCTTCAGCATCAATACTGTGGTAAGCGTTAAGATCTTGAGAAAATTCTGGTGTCCATTGTGCTTTTAATTTTCTTGTTTTAGCAACAATTGCTTCACTAGATAATTTAACATCAATAGATGGAATAGAGATAGAAGTGTCAACTGCTCTTGAAGAATCAGCTTCGAAGTCTCCTCTATCGTTATCAACTGGCTGTTTGTGGTATATAATAGATCCAGTTAAAGAAGCATCTACAGTAGTGTCTCCTTTTGCGATAACAAATGTTACATCGTTTCCAGATACTGAAGTATACTTTGGGTTAGTTACGTCAACAGAAGCAGATAAGATTCTAAAAGCTCTTACACCTTTTAAATCAGCAGCTAATCCACTAAAAGATTTAGTAATCTTGTAGTAGTCAGCAGGATCAACTCCATCTTCATAAGATATAGAAGCAGAATCAGCAGCTACAGCAGCTTCTTCAACAGCAACAGATGCACTATTGATAGTGTATCCAAACTGTCCAGCTCCGTAAAGACCTCCTGAAGGATCAGCGTCTTTTACCATTTTTGTAGATCCTTCTGTTACGTTACCATATAAATTTGATTGTGCTTCTCTTCCATTTCTAGTGTCTCCATATTTGAAGTCTAAATAAAATACAAGTCCTGAAGGTAAATTCATTGGTTGTACAGATACGAAATCTTGTGATACGATTTGAGCGAATACTTTTCTTACTAATGGTAAGACAACACCAGCCCATTGTTCACCAGCGCCTGCAGAGAAAGATCCTCCACCAACGTTAGTTGTGTTTGCTTCAGAGACTACTTGTTTTGCTTGGTTTTCAAGAATCATTGCCATGTTATTCATGACTTTTTTATCTTCAATACCTTCTAACAAACCAGATTTAGCCCACTTTTCAGCAAGTTTTGCAGAGTCTTCTTGTAAATTCTTGTAAGAATTAGAACCCTCTAATAATTGGTTAATTTCCATTTTAATTTAATTTTTTAAGATTATTGTTTAATAATACCGGCTAACATTTGCATTCTTCTAACTGTATCAGATACTTCAGCGATTACTTCTGGCTTACTTGCAGTAGTTCCAGTAGCTTTACTTGCCATACCTAATTTAGCTTTTGATTCTTTAATAGACTTAGCAGATTCTTTTTTACCTACTACACTATCAGAAACAGTTTCAAATACAAGTTTAACTTCTTTTACGCTCTCAGCTTTATCAAAAGCAGCGATAATGTTAACTTTTTGACTTTCAGAAAGGTCGTTTGACTTGAAGATCTTGTTAACGTAAAGTAATTTAGAATTTAAAAGATTAACCTCATTAAGGTCTTTCTTTAAAGTTTCGATAGTTTCTAAAGCTTCTTGAAGTTCATTTGATTCTTCAGTTACTTCTTCTTCCATCTTTTTGTCATCTTTCTTACCTTCGTCTTTGTGGTCTTCTTTAGCCTCTTCAACGTTTTCGTCTTTGTCATCTTTCTTTGGAGCTTCGTCCATGTCTTTATCGTCCTTAGCTTCTGCAACTTCTTCTGAAGTTTCTGCTTCTAATTCTCTTAAAAGCTCATCTAAGTCGATTTCTTCTTCGTCTGGTGCATCCATAGCGTCCATATCATCTGCTGCAGGTTCATCACCTATAGCTTCGATATCTCCACCATCCATGTCATCAGCTGGAAGTTCTTCGCCGTGACCTCCTTCTTGAGCGATAATATCTCTTACTAAATCTTTGAACTGGTCAATAGATAATTTAGAAATATCTTCATCTCCGTCTGGCATATCATCCTCGGCTGGTTCGTCGATAGGGGCATCGTCTTCAGATTCTTCTGAATCATCCTCTGCTTCTTCTACTTCAGCTTCAGCTACTTCTGGCTCTTCTGCAATTTCTATTTCCTCTATTGCTTCATCTTTGTCGTCCTTAGGAGCTTCTTCGATAGTTTCATCTTTTTTGTCATGTTTAGGAGCTTCATCCATTTCCTTTTCGTCTTTCTTTGGAGCTTCTTCAATAGTAGTTTCTTCCATTTCTTGAAGTTTAGCAGCTAACATGTCTTTAAGATGAGGTGTCAAAGATTCTTCTAAAGCTTCCTTAGCGTTGGCAATAGCGGCTTCTCTTACAGATTTAGCTTCAGCAATAGCTTGCTTGAATAAATCTTTACTCATTATAAAAATAATTTGTGGTTTCGTACGATTATTGAAATCGTAATATGAAGTTAGTTATAAGTTTTTAATACAGTATAAGTGACTGTATATTCTTATATAAATATATACTGTTTACAAAAACCTATCAGGCTCTTAATATATCGTTAAGTATATTGTCTAATTTAGCAAACTTATTTGGTTTTTTTAACCCTTCTTGTAAAGCTACAGGGTTCATAAAAGCACCGTGTGTGGATGGATTAGATACAAAGTCCCAGCATACTAATTCAAAGTCAGGCTGAACTTCTAATTGTCCTTCATTAGTTTGTTTAACAGAACCTGTACCTCTAGATGAGATACCTATAGTATGTCCTGCTTTAATAATTTCTTTTACTATATTACCGGCTGGTGTGTTTAATAGTTCTACCTTA